TGCTGAGTTTTCAGTACAAGTTTTCGCAAGATAAGGATAAATAATGGCAATTTTTGTCGCAACAGATTTCAACGTTTCAATCAACGGATCTACTGCACTTGCTTCATACCTGACTCAGGTTGAACTAAAGGCTACAGCTACCGATGTGACCACTACTGCTTTTGGTAGCACTTGGGTTACTCGTGTTGCAGGTCTGCGTGAAGGTTCACTAACTCTTACTTTCAACCAAGACTATGCTGCAGCAACTGTTGATGCTACTTTGTGGCCTTTGCTAGGTGCTAACGCAACAGTAGTTATCAAGCCTTCTTCTTCAGCTGTAGGAACTTCTAACCCTGCATACACTGCGATTTGCTTGGTCACAGACCTAACTCCTGTTTCAGGGCAGGTTGGGGACTTGGCTACGCTAAGCATCACATGGCCTACTACAGGTGCGATTGCGAGAGCGACAGCCTAATGAATCAACTAAACCTACGCATAGAGTTGACTGATGGAACTGTTATTGAAGTTCTATCTTCTGCAGGAGATATTGTGAAGTGGGAAGATCGCTTCAATCTTGGTATAGACAAACTCGAGAAGGTCACACATCTTCTTTATCTTGCATGGCTTGCTGTAACAAGGCTGAAGAAAACTGGCGAAGACTTTGATGGCTGGATTGAACTGGTTGCCAAAGTTGAGGTTGCAGACCCAAAAGAATAAGCAGTTTGGGTGTTGATTCGTATCATTGGTTGATTGCGAATCTATCTGTTGCTACTGGTATTGCCCCTTCAGTGTTAATGCTTGAATCTGATCGGATGATAAATACCATGTTGTTTGCCTTACAGTATCAACGGAGTGACAATGGCTGACCGTAACGTTGTCTTTGATGCTAAGCCTGTTCTAAAGGCGTTGAATCAGCTTGAGCCTGGTTTGCGTAAACAAATGTTGAAAGACATGAAGGCGATTACTAAGCCTGCGATAAGTGAAATCAAAAGCGTTATTCCTGCTACTGCCCCGATGTCTGGTATGAGTGTCAATAGGACTACTACTGCTATGGATGACAGAAAACTAAACAATAACGGTGAAGGCCGTTTGAGTTGGACTGGTGGCAAGTATAAGAACAGAGTTATTGCTCCAGATAACGTTATTCCACGTTTCACTTCTGGGCGTTCACGTACTAGAGCTGTGACTAGCCTGTTTGGTATTTGGTTGCGTTCCCCAGGTGTTGCGATGGTTGCCACTGCAGGTAAAGGCTCAGGAAGACCTAAGTATGCAACTACAAGAGAATACCCTTACAAGGGTGGTACTCGTAGGCACAAGAATAATGGTCAGGGTGAAGCGTTGATCCGTAAGGTCAAGAACACAGGTTTGTTTAACTTCTTTCTTCGTGCAGGTGAGAAGCAGTTGCCTAGTATGGAGCAGGAAGTAAAATTGACTTGGAATAAGTATTCCAAACTCGTAAATAGAAGGCTTGGCTAATGTCTGTAATTATTAAACTACTCTCAAAGTTTGATGACTCTGGTTTGAAGAAGGCTAAGTCTGGGTTTGGTGGGCTGACTAAGACTCTGGGTGCTATCGGTATTGGCTTTGGTTTGAAGCAGATGACTGATGGCTTGTTGGATGCTGCGAAGGCTGCTTCTATTGATGCGAAGTCTATGCAGTTGCTTAACAATCAGCTTGTGCGTAACGCTAACGCTACTAAAGCACAAGTTGCACAAAATAATAAATTCATAGATTCTTTAGCACTCCAAGTGGGTATTGCCGATGACCAGTTAAGACCTGCTCAAGCACGTCTTGCGAGAGCCACAGGTTCAACAGCGAAGTCACAAGAGTTACTGAAGTTAGCGTTAGATGCCAGTGCCGTTTCTGGTAGGCCTTTAGAGTCTGTGAGCACAGCGTTAGCCAAAGCCTTTAACGGCAATACAACTTCCCTAAAGCGTATGTTCCCTGAACTGTCTAAATCTAAAGACATTATTGGGGATTTGACTAAAGCAGTGAAGGGTGCAGCTCAAGAGCAGGCAGACCCTTTTGCTCGTATGAATGTTGCGTTTGGTGAGTTGCAAGAAAAGTTAGGGTCAATCATTCTGCCCTACATTCTGGACTTTATAGATACCATGATGAAGCCTGGTGGTGCGATAGATCAGGTTGGAATGTTCCTTGAAGATGTGTCTAACCCTAAGACTGAAGCAGGTAAAACTTTTATTCAAGTCAAGGATGCTATCAATTCAACTATTGAAGCTGTAAAGACTTTCTTTGGTTTCTTTGGTGATGGTGATGCTGTCAAGGGTTTCGCAAATATTGCTACTAGCCTTGTAAAAGCGTTGCCTGCACTTCTTGCACTAAAGGGAATCATGATGTTGGCTTCTGGTGGTAAGGCTATTGCTTCTCTAGTCAGTGCGATAAGTATTCTTAAGGGTAATCCTGCTCCAAGTGTTCCCCCTGCTGCCGTGTTCAATCCTGCTACTGCCATTGTTGCTTCACAAGTTGGAACTTATGTTGCTGCTTCAGCAGCTCAAGAAATAACAAATAAGGAAGCCGTCAAGAAGGGTGTCACGTTTGACATTGTTTCTGCAACCTTTACAGGAAGCATGGCTTTGCCACGCCCTTTAAACCCACAGCCTGGCGATCTTCTTGGTTTGCGTGGTAATAGACCTACAACTGTAAACATCAACGTAACTAAGGCTGACCCTAAAGCAACTGTTGATGCTTTGAGTGCTTATTTGAAGCAGAATGGTAGTTTGCCTGCACAACTATTCTGGAACGCTAGAAACTAAATCATGCCGTTACCTACCTACCTTGTTGAGTTACAGTTTGGATCTAGTGGTTACGTTGATGTTACTCAGTATGTTCAAAACGTCAGTATCAACAGGGGTATAAACCGTAATCTTGATGACTTCAGTGCAGGTAGCGTTTCAGTTACTTTTGTAAACAATAATCGTGTCTTTGACCCACTAAACACTTCTTCGCCTTTATGGTATGGGGCTGGGGGTTACACTATCGTTCAACCTGCAGGGCGTATTCGTGTAAGCAGTAACGGTGTCAGACGGTTCACAGGTTTCGTTCAAGACTGGGACTTTAACTATGAAGATGCAGGGTTTGATGCTACAGCTACAGTTACAGCGTTGGACATGATGTATCGAGTTAGTAACGCTACTTTTACCGGTGGCACTGCTTGGCAGGTTGAAAGCACTGGGGAGCGTATAAAGACTGTCATGAATTACAACAGTTTTGGGGCTAGTGAATATTCTGGTGTTCGTGGTGGACAGACTTTGCTTGGTTATGACATCAATGAACCTGGCGACAATGTTTTGGCTTATCTGCAAAATGTTGCTAGAAGTGAACCTGCAGATTTCTACAGCAACGCTTCAGCTGTAATGCAACTCAAAGATCGTAGCTTCACAAATTATCTTTGGAATAATACAGGCAGATATAACTTTGTTGCCTACCCTGCTACAGCAACTCTCATCAGTAACGATAATGTCAATACTGGTTGGAGCTTGATTGGTTCGCCTACAGTTTCTACACCTGGTTTGTATGGCGGCACTATTTGGCGTGGTGGAACTGTTGTTGATCCGTTTGTGCCTGCCGATTCTCTTGTTGGTTTTGAGTATAAAGATTTTACGCCTAGCAGATACAACAACACAGGTTTGACATACACTTTTGCAGGTAGCCTGCGTGGAGTGTCAGGTACATACAACATTTCAGCGTTTCTACTTGATAACGATGGTGGTGTCACAGATTCGACTGCGATAACTGTTTCTTCAACAGCAACAACACAATGGGTGGACTATCAAACAACTTTGACTGCTGCAGGTACTTCTGTAGGTGGCGTTTCGTTTGTTGCAAATGTTACAGGTGGCACAGCGTTTACTGTTTTGGGTGATGGTTTTATCATTGAGCCTGCAGGTACTAGCGTGAACTATTTTGACGGAACATATAACCCTTACGTTTCTAATGCAGGGACAGTTTATGAAGTTGCCTGGAGTGGTGAAGTTTATGCTAGTCAGTCAGGTTTGACTACAAGT